AATGCGTTGTTGCCGAATGATAGGACGGTCGCTCCGCCGACATTGGCAATGCTGGTACCACTTCCGAGCAGTGTGGCTCCGTTCAATATCAGCGAGCTGGGCGCTGTCACCTGTGTAGAGAAAACAGCATTGGTCTGCACCAATCCTCTGACGAGGGTTGCTGAATTTGCTACGCCGCCCGCGCCAGCCACGTTGATCCCGCCATTGTTGTCGGTGATGATGGAGTCTTGAACTAGCACGGCCGCACCAGCGGTCCCGACGAGATTTACGCCGTTTCCTGTAAAGTGCCTGATTGCGCAGTTTATGATGTTGGTCGTTCCGCCTCCAATAATATGGACGCCGTTGATTCCCGTTCCCAGGCCTTCAATGTCAAGTCCCTCCAGGAGAACCCTATCCGTCGAGGCGACGCTCACGACGATGCCATTGGTTCCGGAGACGAGGACTCCCGCTTCGACATGGTCAGCCCTGATGCTGATTGACTTGGTGATGGTTACGGCACCGAAGCCGCCCGGATCGAGAACGTTGATTTCTCCCGCTGCAGCGGTTTTCGAAATGGCGCCTGCGAAGGTCTTGCACGGCGCAGTACGGCTACACGGATTGGCGTCGTCCCCCACGCCGGAGACCCAGGTTCGGGTCGCCTGCGCATGGGCCGGCGCCGATGCAAAGAATCCAATAAACAGCCCGGCAATCATTGCCAGCAGCGGTATACGACACATCTCTCTCTCTCCTGTGTTAGCTGAGAAACTCTCAGCGCGAAAAAGTCAGGGAATGGCCTTAAGGCCCTCGGTGATCAAAATGGCCGGGAAGATCCGGCTAGCGATGTAAGCAGGCGTCCATAGTTCCTTAGTCACTGGATGCAACTTGAAGTTCAATTGCACTGGTAGATTAGTTATCGCGAACGCTTGTGAAGTAGCTCACTATCCTACTAGAAGTTGCATTCGCCGTGCCACGAAGGCGGACGGTCCCAAAGCGCGCCGCAGGGCCCTCCAGTCCAACAGGATTTCCTAGCCCTTCAGATCGGCCGAAGCGTGCAACCAGCGAATAGCCGACCTCAACACAGGCGCCGGCCGTCCGACGACGGAGCCGGTCGCTGCCGAGTGGCCATCCGTCGTCAACACGGGAGAAGGTCTCATGACCACAGGTATTGTACAAACCGAGGCGAGGCATGCCGGCAGCTTCATGGTCAGCGAAGCACCGGGCCGACTGTCACGGGATCGTTTCGTCGTTGCGCTGAACCAGGCACTGGTCGCCGGCCAGGTGGTCGGCAAGACTGCCGTCGTCGCCCTGGTGACGTCGAGCGTTGCCGCCGACGCCGGCAACACCGGCAACGGTGTGTTTACCCTTGACGCCACCACGCCGGTCCTGGCCGGCGCCAAGAACGGCGTCTATCGTGTGGTGAACGAGCTGGTTGCCGCGAACAGCGGCGAGTTCGTCGTGTTCGATCCTGATGGGATCGAGATCGGCCGCGTCGCCGTCGCGGCCACCTTCAGCAGCCAGATCAAATTCGTCATCGCCGACGGTGCGACTGACTTCGCGATCGGCGATGCCTTCTCGGTCAGTGTCGGCATCGAGGAAACCGACTATCAGATCGCGGCGTACAATACGGCCGGCACCGATGGCACGCAGCGCGTCGCCGGCGTCCTCTGGGAGGGTGTCACGACCGACGGCTCCAATCTCGGCGTCGGCGTCGTCATCACGCGAGCCGCCGAAGTTCGCGGCGTCGACCTCACCTGGCCGGCCGGCATCACGGCCATCCAGAAGGCCGACGCCATCCGCCAGCTCGAGAAGCTCGGCGTCATCGTCCGCTGACGTTTCGTCTTTCCGTCTCACCCCTAACGTCGGCGCACGCGCCCGACCATTCTGGAGACCTGCAATGATCACAATGGATGCATTCCGGGCGGACGCGTTTTCGGCCGTCTCGCTCACCCAGGCTGTCGACAAGCTTGGCTATCTCCCGCAGTACCTCGGCACGGTTCCGGGGCTGTTCAACGACACGCCGGTCCGTACCACAGCGGTTTGGATCGAGGAGCGTTCGAACGCACCAGCCCTGATTCAGACCACCGAGCGTGCGGCGGCGCCGAAAGCGCGCGGCGCCGAACAGCGCAATGCGCGCGCCTTCAGGACCAGAACGCTCGGCGAGGGGTCAAGGATCATGGCCGACGAGCTGCAGAACATCCGCGCCTTCGGCTCTGAGACCGAGATGAAGTCCCTGATGAGCGAGGTCGCTCGCCGCCAGCAGCTCATCAAGAACGATGTCGAGCTGACCAGGGAGAACTGGCGCCTCGGCGTCATCCAGGGCAAGCTGCTCGATGCCGACGGCAGCGTGATCTATGACTGGAACGCGGAATTTGGCCAGGCACAGGGCGCGGAGGTCAACTTCGACCTGCAGAACGCGACCCCCGCGTCCGGTATCCTCCGGCAGCAGTGCAATCAGGTTGTGCGGCATATCAAGCGCAGCCTGCTCGGCGTCGGCGGCGATAACGTCCGGATCAACGCGGTCGTGGGCGACAAATTCTGGGACGCGCTGACCGCGCATCCGGAAGTGCGGCAGACCTTCCTGAACTGGAATGCCGCGGTCGAGCTGCGCGGCGGCAACGCCTGGAAGGACTTCCAGTGGGGCGACATCACCTGGTCGAACTATCGCTCGACCGATGACGGCGACACCACGGATACGCCGGTCGTCGGCATTCCCTCGACCAGGGCGAAGTTCTTCCCCGTCAACGCCGGCATCTTCCAGATTGCCTATGCACCGCCGCCGCGGTTCGAATTCGTCAACACGCTGGGGATGCCGACCTATTCCTGGATCGTGCTCGACGAAAAGCGCGACATGTGGGCCGATGTCGAGACATTTTCCTATCCGCTCGCGGTCTGCACCATGCCCGGCGCGCTCCTCAGCGGCAAACGGACTGCAGCCGACTGACGACCCGGGAGCCATGCGAGCAAGTTCGAAACCCGCCCAGGGCGACCTGTGGCGGGTTTGCTGTTTATAGAGGGGCACGATGAGCAAGAAAAAGAATGATCGGTTAGTCAGTGCCGCGGGCGCGGCGGCCGAATTGCCAATCATTGAAACGCCACAACCCGCTGCACCGCTCGCAACGCCGCCGCTGCAGATGCGGCTCGGCCCCGGACGCTATGCGGTCAAAGCCAGCGAAGTCGAAATCCATGTCAGCGGATCACGGCTGACCGGAGGTAACGGCATCGTCGAGTTTGATCTGTCCGTCGAGACCTGGCTCGACATTGTCGTGATCAGGGTCTGACGCAATGGGATACGCTTCAGACGTCGCCCAGATCGCAATCGACGACGCCTTCGCCGAATTCGGGCGCTCGGCGACCTATAACGATAGTCCGACGCCGATCATCATCATCGTCGACCTCCGCGATGCAGGTTCGCGCCCGGACGATGGCCGGCCGATCGCGGGCCAGATCACCATCGAAGTGCGCAAGACCGAGGCCGCCTCGCCGGCGCATGGCGATCGTTTCACCTTCGGCGGACGAGCCGCCGTCGTGTCCAGCCGGCCAATGCTCGACGATGAGGAAGGCCTGGTCTGGAAAATGTGGGCGGTCTGATGCTGTCGGGAAGCTTTGATGTCGACAATCAGGATGATCTGCATTTGATCATATCCGAATCGTTGGGGCCCGCGGCCGTCAGCGCTGCGATCGCCGAGATCGCGCGCCAGGCCCTGGCGGATGCCGAGGCGATCAACGCCGCGGCCCTCGGGAGGTCCGTACCCTACCGGACGCTGGTCGACGGCCGCGAGAGCGCTGACCTCGACAGCGTCAGACCAGATGGCAGCATTGTCGGCATCTTCGATCTGAAGACGGACATGCTGACCTGGATCGAACAGCAGCTAGTCGCCCATTCGCCTGTGAGGACCGGTCGCTATCAGAAATCGCACCGCGTCTTCGTCGACGGGATCGCAACGTCGATTGCCGACATCGCTGCCAGCGTGACCCGCATCGTCTTCGCACCGCTATCGGCCTACGCGCCGGAGATCGAACCGCATGACGGGCGGCCAGGCGAGTCACGCAAGGCGCCAGACGGCGTGTACCAGGCTGTTGCCGCGCTGGCGCGGGAGCGCTACGGCGCTATCGCCGATATCAGCTTTACCTTCTTGGCCGTGCCCGGCGTCGACCATCCGGCGCATTCGCCGCCGCCGGTGGCCGAGCCGGCGATCATCTTGGACCTGTGAGGCGAGATGGCGAGTGCAGCCGTCAAAACAGCGGTCGAGGCGAGGCTCTCGACATGGCCGGGCCTGTCGGCATGCCCATTCTTCGATGAGAACGATGCCGCACCACTGCCATCGACGCAGCATCTGACCGTCGAATACCCGGTCGCTAACGAGAACCGCATCAATGTCGGCGCGCGGCCTGCGATCTTCCGGGAGACCGGCGCCATTCGTTTCGTCGTTCATATCCTCAATATGAGTGGGCTGACCGACGCGATGGTGCTGGTCGACACGCTGCGCGACTGGTTTCGCGAACAGAAGTTCGACGGCGTCTCCACGTTCGAAGCCGCGCCGGCCGCGTTCGAAAAATCGAACCGTTCCGGCGTGTTCTATCTGCTGCCGTTCGTCGTGACCTATCGCTTCGATCTCATCAGGTAGGTTGAACACCTTTTTTCAAGGAGCTTGATCATGGTCGCCCTTCAATCGACGAACCGCGTTGCCATCGCCAAGGTGCGCGAGACCACCTTCGGCGTCACGCCGACCACGCCGGCCTTCAAGGGCATTCGCGAGGTCTCCTCGAGTCTGGCGGTCAATCCGCAGACGGTGATCTCCAACGAGATCCGCAGCGACCGCCAGGTGCCCGACCTTATCCTGGTCGGCATGCAGGCCGGCGGCGATGTTGCCGGCGAGATGTCGTTCCAGACCATGGACGATGACATGGAGGAGGCGCTGCAGGGCGCATGGACCAATCTGCCCTCGCAGGCGGTCACCGCGCTGACCACCACCACGGCGACGGTCGCGGCTGGTACCGCCTTCAAGGCGCAGATGCTGGTGCTGGCCTCCGGCTTCGCGACCCCGGCGAATAACGGCCTGTTCGTGGTCGCCTCGAGCGGTGCGACATCGGTGGTGTTTCCGGCCTCGAGCTTCACCGCGGAGGCCTCGCCGCCGGCGGCCGCGAATATCCGCGTCGTCGGCTTCCAGGCAGCCTCTGGCGATATCGTCGCCGACGCGACCTCTGGCAATCACCTGACCTCGACCGCGCTGGATTTCACCACACTCGGCATTCTGCCGGGGATGTGGGGCAAGATCGGCGGCGCCTCGGCCGCCTTCCAGCTCGCCACCGCGGCCGACAATGACTTTGTGAGGATCCTCTCGGCCGTCGCGCATTCGCTGACGCTCGATCGCGTGCCCACGGGCTGGACCGCCGATGCCGGTACCGGCAAGACGCTACAGGTGTTTCTCGGCGATTTTCTCACCAACGGCTCGACCTTGCGCTCCAACACCATCGAGCGGCAGTATCTCGACCATTCGCCGGTCACTTATGAATATCTGCGCGGCCAGACGCTCGACAAGTTCTCGGTCACCGCCGACGCCTCGAAGATCGCGACCTATGCCAAGACCTATATAGGCTCCGACGGCGCGGTACAGACCACGCGCTTCGCCGGCGCCACCGACGTCGCGGCAGCGACCAATGACGTGCTGAACACAGCATCGAATGTCGGCCGCATCGGCTTCGCCGGCTCGGCCATTGCCGGGCCGAACTATGTGATGTCGGCGAAGTGGGATTTTCAGAACAACCTGCGCCGGCAGATGGCGGTCGGCTCACTGGGCGCCATCGGCATCGGCAACGGCGAGTTCGTGACCTCGGGATCGCTGAACTGCTATTTCGGCGACAAGACCGTGCTCGACAAGATCATGAACAATACGCTGACGAGTTTCGACATCCGGCTCGGCCGCACCGACAGCAACAACGAGTCGCTGGTGTTCGATTTCCCGAGCATCAAGCTCTCGGCGGGCTCGCCGTCGGTCTCGGGCAAGAACGCCGATGTGATGATCAACGCGAGCTTCCAAGCCATCCGAGATACCACCTATGGCTACACCGCGAGCATCGGCCGCTTCTGGTGGTTACCGTAGTCACACCGCTTTTCCCTGCAGGGTAGAGCAGCCCGGTAGCTCGCGAGGCTCATAACCTCGAAGTCGTCAGTTCGAATCTGACTCCTGCAACCACGTTTTCACCAGTGAGGTTCCTATGAAACTTTCCGCTATCAAGGTCGATTCCGCCGTCATCGAGCAGGGCGACTGGGTCGAGAACATCCCTGACTTGCCTGGCGTGCGCATCAAGGCGCGCGGCACCAACAACAGTGACTATCGCCTGCTCGAGGGCAAGCTGGTGCGCGAGATCCCGCGCGTGCAGCGGGTCGAGGGTGTCGCGCCGGCCGACCAGGACCGCATCGCCGGCAGGCTGCTGCTGGAGACGGTGGTGCTCGACGTCGAGGGCCTGACCGAGGACGACGGCGTCACGCCGATTCCGTATACCCGCGCGCTCGGTGAGAAGCTGCTGCTCGATCCGGATTTCCGCGTGTTCCAGGCCGGCTGCGCTTATGCAGGCTCGGTGGTAGCGCAGCGCCAGAAGGCCATTTCGGAAACCGAAACAAAAAACTGATCGACGTCCTGGTCTGGCAGCTGGACTGGGGCGAGACCTTCGAGGGCATCACCAATGCGGCCCGCGCTGCCGGTGCCGATCTTGCGACGCTGCCCTGCGTCGCCACCAGACCGGATCTATTCGGACATCTGACCTTCGAGTGGTCGGCGTTCTGGTCACTGTCCTCGGACCGCCACGCTGGCTTTGCCATTGGCCCGATCCCGTGGTCGTCGATCGACCGCTTCGCCGAGCGCTACCGCATCGCCGGTGATGAATTCGACCGTTTCAGCGCGCTGATGCACGCGCTGGATGCCGCGTTTCGCGACTACCACAAGAAAGCAGACTGATGCCTTCACTCGATGTCATCCGCAACGTCACGATCAAGGGCAGGGCCGACGGCGTCGATGACGCCACGGCTGCGCTCAATCGGTTGACGGCCTCGATTCAGGCGGCGAATGACAACCTGGCCAGGAGCCGGGCGATCTCCCAGGACAATGCCGAGGGCTTTCGCATCACCGGCGAGGGCGCGGCGACCGCGGCGAACCATCTACGCCAGGCGGCGGAGGCTGCCTATGCGTTCTCGCCGGCATTCCGGGGCGTCGTCAACGAGATGGCGCCGGCCGCACTGGGCGTCGCCAACACGGCGCTGGCGGCGGTGGCGGCTGGCATCGTGACCGCGACCAATTATGCCGGCACCGGGCTGATCGCGCTCGCGGGTGCGGCGGAGAAGGCAAGCCCCAGCATGCTCGCCTATACGTCCGGTGTCCGCTCCGCCGGCGTCGCCATGGAGGCCTTTAGCCCAACCATCGGCACGGCCGTGACGTCGCTGCTGTCGTTCCTGTCGCCCGCGTTGCGACTGGTCGGGTGGTTCACGCTCGCGGTCAAGGGCATCGAAGATGTCGGCGAGGCCTGGCGGCTCGGCGGCGAGAAGCTCGCCGAATATGTCGCGCTATCGGAGAAGGCCGTCGCCTCCGGCGTCTCGACCGATTTCTTCCAGCGCATCACCAAATCGGCGGCCGATGCGCGATTGCCGGTCGATGCCTTGACGGCGGCGCTCGCGAAGCTGCGCGACGCCACCTCAGACCAGCTCGGCGGCACCTCGGCGCAGAACCGGCTTAGCGATTTGCTGAAGGCCGGTAATTTCGGTGGCAATTCCGGCATCGGGCAACTGTCGAGCGCCAACACGATCGAGGCGCGGGTTCAGGCGATCTCAAGCCTGATTGATCAGGCCATGCAGAAGGGCGAACGCCTGGCCGCGCTCGACGTCGCCAAGACCTTCCTCGGCGACGGGGTCGCCGCCAACCTCGCCAAGGATTCCGACTATCTGAGCAAGATGCTGGCCTCTGCCAACGAGATCAAATCGAGCGATCTGATTTCGCAGGCCTCGATCGATAACGCGGTCGCATTGCAGAACCGGCTCGACGCCGCCGAGAAGATCCTGAGCGAGCGCTGGCATCCGATCCAGGACCTGTTGACGCAGGCCGGCATCGCCATGCGCGAGGCCTGGGTGAATATCGTCGAGAGCATGGCGACTGCATTCGATTGGATTTCGAAGATGATGAGCAAGCTCGGCGAAGCGCCGGGCTGGTTCCAAACGCAGATGAACCGCGGTGCGACCGCCTTCATGAATCTGACGACGACTCCGGAGGGCCGCGCGGCGTCGGAGGCTTCGCTCGGCATTTCCTCGAATCCGGCCGATATGGCCATGCTGGCGGCGCGGCAGCGGCTGGCGAGCGGGCTCTCGAATCCAGCCAATGTGGCCGCAGCGACTGATCAGCTCAACGGCATCCAGAACAAGGTTTTCCCGGATGTCTCGAAGGACCCCAATGCGGCCAAGCCCGATACCTCGGCCTACGACCGCGCCACCGAATCCGTCCTGAAATATATCGAGACCACCAAGGCCGCGTCGCTCGCGGTCTCGGACGCCGCCGGCGAACAGGAGAAGTTCAAGATCATCGCCCAACTCACCGCGGCCGGCATGAAGGACGGGTTGACCCCGGAGGCTGCGAAGCTGAAGGCCGAGATGAGCGGGCTCGGCCAGCAGGCCGGCGCCGCGGCGGATGCGCTGGCCAAGGCGCGCCAGGTCAGCCAGATCGAGTTCGGCCGCAAGACCGCGTTCCTGTCGCAGGAGGATGTTCAGATCGCGACCCAGCTCAAGGGCATCTACGGCAACGACGTGCCAGCGGCGCTGAACTCGACTTATGCGGCCGGCATCCGGCTCAACAATGCCTTTCACGACATCTCGTCGTCGATCGAGAGCAACCTGACGCAGGGCCTGACTGACATCGTCTCGGGGGCGAAGAGCGCCGGCGACGCCTTCACCAACATGGGCAAGGCGATCGTGACCGCGATAGAGCAGATGGTGATCAAGATCATGATCGTGCAGCCGTTGATGCAGGCGCTGCAGAACACGATTTCCGGGAGCGGCTTCAGCCTCGGCAGCGTGCTCGGGTTCGGCGGCGGCGCCGCGGCGCCGACGGCAGGTCTCGATGCGATCGCCGCGATCCACCATGCCGGCGGCGTGGTCGGCGATCCCGGCATGCCCACTCGGACCGTCGACTTTTCGGCGTTTGCCGGAGCCCGGCGCATGCATGATGGTGGCATCGTCGGCGACGAAGTGCCGATCATCGCGAAACGCGGCGAGGTCGTCGGCTGGCCCGGCCAGATGGCGCAGGCCTATGGCGCGCAGGCGCCGCAGGTCACGGTCAACATGATCGAGGATTCCAGTCGCGCCGGCCAGACCCAGCAGCGCAACAATGACAATGGCGGGCTCGATCTCACCGTGTTCGTCGACTCGATCACCGCCAAGAACGCGGCCAATCCCGGCAGCGCCACCAGCCGCGTGCTCAATCAGCGCGGCCGGCTGGCGGCGAGGTAACAAATGGTTGACGCCTGGCCCGGAACGCTGCCGCAGAAGCCGTTGCAACCAGGCTATTCCGAAGCCGAGGGCGATGGGCTCACGGAATACCAGCCCGACGTCGGGCCGCCGATCACGCGCCTTCGCACAGCCGCGGTCGTGCGGCCGCTGGCGATCAGCTTCGAACTGACCTCGAGCCAGCTCGCGACCCTGCGCGCCTTCGTCGACACGACGCTGCTCGGCGGCTCGCTGCCGTTCTCGTTTCCGGCGCCGAGCGAGAGCGCGACCTATCTCTGCAAGTTCCAGAAGGCGGGACTGCCGAAATGGGCCGCGCTCGGCGGCGACTACTACAGCGCCTCGATGATGCTCTGGATCCTGCCCTGATGCGCACGCTCTCGCTGAATTTCCGAAAGGCGCTGTTCGCGCAGGAGTCGGGCGAGATCCCGATCTTCCTGCTGACGATTACGCATCCGGACCTGGCGAGCCCGATCTATTCGTCGACCGACGCGACCACGCGGATCTCGACCGATCCGCTGACCTACGGCACGATTTCGCGCGGCGTCACCTATCTCTATGCGGCTTCGAGCGTCACCTTACCCGACGAACAGGACAAGAGCCCGCCGGCCTGCAAACTCACCATCGAGAACGTCACGCGCGGGCTGATCCCGCTGGCGCGCTCGGTGTCGACGCCGCCCACGGTCAAGATCGAGGCGGTTCTGGCGTCGGCGCTGGACACGGTCGAGATGACCTGGCCGGTGATGGACATGAGCCACCTCGGCTATGACGCCGCGGTGCTCGAGTTCGATCTGACCATGGATGCGCTGACGACGGAGCCCTATCCGGCGGGGACGTTCTCGCCGGCGTACTTTCCGGGGCTATTCTATTGATGGGGAGTCTGTTCGATTCCTTCGTCGGGCTGCCCTATCGCGACAGGGGTCGCGGTGATGGCGTCGATTGCTGGGGCCTCGTCGTCCGCGTCTTCAGCGAGCTGCGCGGCATAGCGCTGCCGTCCTATGCCGATCATTACGCCACGGCGGATGATCGTGTCGCGCTGGCAAGCCTGATCAAGGGCGAGCTCGATCCCTGGGATGAGATCGCCGCCGGAGACGAGCAGGCGTTCGATGGCGTGCTGATGAAGGAGGCCGGCTTTCCGCGTCACATCGGAATCGTGACACAACCCGGCATGCTGCTGCACGTCCAGCGCGGGGAGACCTCGCGCATCGAGCGCTACCGCTTCGGCCCGCTGAAATATCGGGTGGTCGGGTTCTACAGGTATCGGCCGGCGATTGGGTCATGAATGAACGCTCTGATCGAATCCCGGCTCGACGGCGAGATCCTCGCACCGGATGCGACCGTGGCCGTCTTCGGCACCACGCATCCCCTCAATGCGGTCGGCGGCGCCCGCATTGCGCTGCGCGTCAGGGCGGGGCTGTCGATAGCGGAGATCCTGCGCGAGGCCTTGGAAAGTCGTCCCGGCCACGACGCATCGGCGGCGTGGATCGTGACGCTGGGCGATGGCAGCGCCGCGCACGACATTCCGCCGGCCAACTGGCATCGCATCAGGGTCAAGCCGGGTGCGACCGTCACGTTCCGCCCCAGGCTCGGTGGTGGTGCCGCAAAGACGATCATGTCGCTGGTGGTGGCGGTTGCCGCCATCGTGCTGGCGGTCCCGACCGGAGGTCTGTCGCTCGGCCTGGCCGGCGCGATCGGCGTCTCGGCCTCGGTGGCCTCGGCATTGATTGCCGGCGGCATCATGCTGGCCGGCACGCTGGCGATCAACGCGCTGTTTCCGATCCGCCCCCCCGCGGCGCAGGATACCAGTTCGAAGCAGCTCAATTCGATCCAGGGCGCGCAGAACCAGGCCAATCCGTTCGGGCCGATTCCGGTGGTGCTGGGCACGCATCGGCAGTCGCCCTATTACGCGGCGAAGCCCTACACCGAGATCTCCGGTGACGATCAATATCTGCGGCTCTTGTTCTGCATGGGCTACGGCCCGCTGAACCTGCGCAATTTCCGCATCGGCGAGACCGCGCTGACGTCGTTCTCGGATTACCAGATCGAGGTGCGGCAGGGATTGATCACCGATGGAGCCACATCGCTCTATCCGCGCGAGGTCGACGAAACCACGCTGCAGATCACGCTGGAGCCCGGGGTCTGGAACAGCCAGACCACGGCATCCGACACCAACGAGATCTCGATCGATATCACGGCAACGCAGGGCGTGACCGCGGTCGATCCGCAGGGCGACCCGGTGGGTTACGAGGTCACGATCGCGACGGCCTACCGGATCGTCGGTGGCACATGGGTCTCGACCCCGAGCCTGACCTTCACCCGTTCGAACGATCCGGTGCGGCTCGGATTGCGCATCGTGTCAGCGGGCGGGCAATACGAGGTCAGGGTTCAGCGCGTCACGCCCTATCTGGCGCGGCGCGACCTGGTCAAGGATACCATCGTCTGGACCGCGCTGCGTTCGTTCAAGAGCGCGGGTCCGATCAGCTTCCCGAAGCCGCTGGCGCTGGTCGCGCTGCGCATCAGGGCCACCGACCAGCTCTCCGGCGTGATCTCGACTTTCAATTGCGACTGCGATTCGATGGTGCTGGCCTACTCGGGATCGGGCTCGACATGGACCGCGACCACGATCTCGAACAATCCGGCCGATCTGTTTCGTCACGTGCTGCAGGGCCCGGCCAATGCAAGGCCGCGCACCGATGCCCAGATCGATATCGCGAACCTGCAGGAGTGGTGGGTGTATTGCAGGAACAACGGCTTCACATTCAATCAGGTGATCAACAGCGTGGGCTCGGTCTACGATAAGCTCTGCGACATTGCGGCCGCCGGCCGCGCCGTGCCGACATGGATCGACGGCCGCTGGGGCGTGGTCTGGGATCGCCCTGGCGATCCGATCGTACAGCACTTCACGCCGCGCAACTCCTGGGGTTTCAAGGGTGACAAGCCTTATACCCAGCAGCCGCATGGCTGGCGGGTCAGCTTCATCAACGCCAACAACGGCTACACCGCGGACGAGCGCATCGTCTATGACGATGGATACAGCGCCGCCAATGCGTCGTTGTTCGAAGGCATCGAATTTCCAGGCGTCACCGATCCGAACCTGATCTGGAAGCACGGCCGCTTTCATATTGCGCAGTCGCGGCTGCGGCCGGAAAAGATCACGCTGAATGTCGGCTGGGAGCATCTTGTCTGCACCCGCGGCGATCGCGTCCGCGTCACCCACGACGTCGCGCTGATCGGGCTCGCTTCTGGGCGCATCAAGGCGGTCTCTGGCCAGGTCGTGACCCTGGACGAAATGGTGACGATCGAAGCAGGCAAAACCTATGCAATCCAGGTCCGGGTACCGGAGGATATCCGGATCATCGACCGCGCCGTCGACGCGGCCATGATCGCCGGCGACTACACGGCGCTGACCCTGGTGGGCGATCTCTCTGGCATCGCGCCCGGCAACCTGTTCTGCTTCGGCGAAACCGAGCGGGAGTCGGCCGACTACCGCGTCCAGGCCATTGCGCATCAGAAGGACCTGATCGCGACCCTGACCCTGGTCGACGACGCGCCGGAGATCTCTCAGGCCGACACCGGGTCGATCCCTGATTACGACCCGCATGTCTCGATCCCGGCCGATCCGTTCACGCTGCCGCCACGCGATCTCCGGTATCTCGAAGTCATCGACGGCCGCGGCCAGACCGCGCGCGCGCTGGTGCGGCTGACATGGCAGGTGCCGCGCTTCGGCAAGATCGCCTCGTTCCAGGTGCAGGACAAATCGGACGACGTCGGCGGCCCCTGGACCAATGTCGCCTCGGTGCTGCCGCCACACACCTCGGCAGATATTCCCTACGGCGCGTCGGGCGTCTGGAGTTTTCGCGTCCGCTGCATCTTCACCGACGGCACCGCCTCGGATTGGACATCGCTGCTCGGACTATCGCTGCGGGGCCTGACCTCGGTGCCCGGCGATGTCACCAATCTGCATCAGCATGCGGTCGACGGCCGTACCGTCCTGGACTGGACCATCGTCGACGATCCCCGCACGATTACCTATGAGGTGAGGAAGGGCTCAAGCTGGGATACCGGCCTCGTCGTCGGCGACGTCGTCGCCCAACCGCCCTGGCCGACCACGGGTGACGGCACCTACCACGTCAAGGCCTATGTGCTGACGCCGTTCGGCGTGCGAATCTACAGTCCCGACGATGCCTCGATCGCCATCGCGGGCTCGATCTTCGCCCGCAACATCCTGCGTTCGAACGATGAGCAGGGGACGGGATGGCCCGGGCAGCTCGATGGCGGCGTCATCGACGGCAGTTTCATCCGGACCTCGGTGAGCGCTTCGATTACGCAGGCCTGGGCTACCGAGATCGTATCGCAGCTTGAGCTCACGGGATTGCATATCGCCATCTATGCCTCGCCGCAGATCGTCGATATCGGCCGCGCGGCAGAATGCCGGTTCTGGACCGAGTTCGAGGCGTCGGGCATCCTCATCGGCGATGATTTCCTCGGCAAGACCGATGTCCTCGGCGATAGCGACGTGCTCGGCACGTCGCCGACGCGCTTCATCCAGGCGTTTCCGATCTGGCGCTTCGCGGTCGACGGCATCGTCGACGTGTTCGCGCCGGCGGATATCTTCGTTCCGACCGATGTGTTCACGGCCGACATCCACTGGGGTGCTTGGGTCGCGATCCCCTCGGGCACGCGGGTGGAGCGCTATTTCCAGCCCGGCTACGTCCTGATCACCAACGATGCCAACACCAACGCGACGGGGACGAAATTCTCCTGGTTCGTCGACGTGCCCGACCGCACTGACGACTATACCGGCCTCGCCGTTCCGAACACGGGGCTCGCCATCACCTTCTATTCCGGCGGCTATGACGGCACGCCGACACCTGGCGCCGCGGCCGTTCCGTTTAACGGCGGCCCGAACAATTCGACCGTCCCTCACGTCCAGCGCGCCATCGTCAACGGCACCAATGGCGACGAGGTCAAGATCACCAGCCTCACGCTGTCCGGCTGCACCATCTTCGTCGTCAACGCCGGCACCAACGTCACGCGCTCCGGCGTCAACCTGCTGGTGCGCGGCTTCTAATCAAAAGGACTTGCTGTGATGGATTTGAAGGGTCGCTTGAGCGTCCTGATCGTAGCTGCGGCGGCTGGCGCAATCGCGGCTGGCGCGGTGCAGACGATGATATCGGCCTATGCGGTGCAGAACGAGCTGGTGCCGCCGACGTCGGGCATCTACACCGGCGTGCAGTATAGCCAGAAGATCGGCGATGCGTTCCGTTCGCTGGCAAGCTGCAACAAGGGGCCGACGGCGCCGGCCAATGTCGGCGGCGCCGCGGTCGACGGTCTGTGTTGGATCGACGACTCCACCAGTCCGTGGATCGTCAAGCAGTACGTCAACGGCGGCTGGGCGGTCACCGGCGCGCTGGATCCGGCCACCAGTGCCGCCATTGGCGCGATCGGCGGCGGTCTGGCGTCGATCGCGGCCGCCGCGACCGTCGATCTAGGTTCGGTGCCGCAGGCCAACGTCACCATTTCGGGCGCGGCCACCATCACCTCGTTCGGTTCCTCGGCGCCATCAGGCATTGAAAAGACCATTCGCTTCGACAACGCCTCGGTATTGACGCCGTCCAATTCGTTGCTGGTGCCAGGCAGTTTTCCGCTGACGACGGCGGCTGGCGATCGCGCCAAGGTCACGCATCTGGGGTCCGGCAATTGGGAGATCACGACCTACACCCGTGCCAACGGCATCCCGGTCGACGTCTCCGCGGTCGGGAAATACGATTTCACGGCGGCCGAGTCCGTGCCGCCATTGCATGTCGCGGCCTATGGCCAGGCGCTCGCGCGCGCCGCCTATCCGGCCTATCTGGCCAAGGCCACGCGGGCGCAGAACGGCACCCGCATCTCCGGCAATGCGACCATCACCACCGTCGCCAATACGTCGGGGCTTGGGCCGGAGATGCCGGTCGAGAGCACGGGCGTCAACGCCGGCTGCAGCATCGCCAGCGTCACCTCGAGTTCGATCACCCTCAACTCGTCGTCTTGCGTCACTTCGTCGGGCACCTCGACCGTGACCGTCTTCATCCACGGCTATGGCGCGGGCGGATCGAGCTCGACAGTCGGCGTCGATGACTGCCGCGGCCGGGCGCTCGCGGGTCGCGATCGCAATGATCCCGGATCCTTCGCGAGCCTGTTGACCTCGAGCTATTTCGGTGCGGATTCGAGCATCTTCGGCATCGTCGGCGGCAACGAGTCAAAGGCCCTGCTGACGACCAACCTGCCGCCCTATACGCCCTCGGGCACGATTTCATCGTCTGGTGTGGTCGGTGGCGCAGTTGGTAACGCCGGCACGACGGGGTCGATCATAAATGTTCCGACGTCACCGGGCGGTATCGTCTCGACATTCACGGGCACTGCAGCTCCTGGCCAAAATTCGACGCCATTTCGGACCGTGCAGCCGACGCTGATCGCCGAATGCGTGGTCCGCGTCATCCCCTAACCGACGACGATCCAAAACAGGACTGCATCCGATGAAACTTGTCCGTCTTTTCGGCGTGATTTGCGCTGCGCTTGTGTCAGTGGCTCCGCTCCATGCCGCCGAACAATCCAGCTATGTCATGCCCGTCACCGGGCCGATGAGCATGGCGACCTTCGCGGGGGGGCTCAATGCCGGCCTGCGCGCGCTCGCCAGTTGCTCCTGGGGGACGAGCACTCCGACCAATGGTCCGGGCAATGCTGCGTTGCCTTACCAGCTCTGGTGCGACACGACGGCGAACCCCGTCGTCGTCAAGATGAACGACGGTGCCTCCTGGGTCGTTGTCGGCAAGCTCGACACAGCATTGCATAACTGGGCAGCGGTCCTCGGCGATGCCGTCGGATCATCCATCCTGCTGAGCGGCACGGCTCAGTCGCGGATCATCCGAACCGGAATCGCTGGAGGCGCACCTCAGAACAGCGGAACAACCGATGCCAACAGCATGTTCGACATCGGCAATTCGAATGTCCTGGCGCGCTTTGGTCTCTACACAACGGGCAATGTCTGGTTTCAACCATCCTCGGCAGCGGGGTTTGGAACCAACTTTTCGACGGTCTTGAACCCGAACGGCGGTAACGTCGGGATCGGAAATGTCCCCGCGCCGGCGCAGCAGCTTCATGTCCATGGCAATATCGCCCAGGATGGGGCGACTGCCGGAACGTCGGTCCTGGTGCCACCTGCGACAGGCGGCGGCAATATCCAGCTTTTTGCCGGCAACGATACCGCTGTCGGTCGCGCCACGACCGATACGCTGACCAACAAGACCTTCAACTGTGCCAACAATGTTTGCACGGTGAGGCTTGGCAGCGACGTCACGGGTACGCTCCTGGCGGCGAGCTTCCCGGCGCTGACTGGTGACGTCACGACGTTGGCCGGATCGCTCGCCACGGCGATCGGCGCGACCAAGATCACGTCCTCCATGCTCAATGCGGACGTGTTCTCGACCGCGCATAGTTGGGGCGGTGTGCAGACCTTCACCAATCCGGTGGTTGGCACTCAAGCACCAGGCGACAACTCGACCAAGGGAGCCAGCACGGCCTATGCCGATGCCATCGCGGCGCTGAAGGCCAATCTCGCTTCGCCGGCCTTCACGGGCACGCCGACCGCGCCGACGGCAGCGGTCGATACCAATACGACACAACTCGCAAGCACCGCATTCGTGCTCGGCCAGGCCGCGTCGGCGACGCCGCTGATTGACGGCACGGCCGCAGCCGGCACCTCGACCCGCTACGCGCGCGGCGACCACGTACATCCGACCGATACGTCGCGGCTCGCGGCTGCCAGCAATCTGTCGGACCTCAACAACAAGGCGACAGCGCGCGCCTTTGCCGGACTGAACATTGATTCGCTGTGCTCGAACGTCTCCTGTCCTGGCGACGCCAATTACACGATCCTGTCGACCGATCGCGGCATCTACCATACGGCGTTGACGGTCGCGCGCACCGACACGCTGCCGCCGGCGAACAGCGTCAATCCCAACCAGGAATTGCACATCCTCGATTTTGCCGGCGTCGCCAGCGGCACCAAGACAATCACCTTGCAGCGCGCCGGGTCGGACACCATCAACGGTGTCACCTCGGTCGTCGCCATCAATGCGCAATACGGCGCCGGCATCTTCTGGTCGGACGGCGTCTCGCGCTGGACTTTCCAGCCGACCTCGAGCGGAGGCGGGGGCGGTACCGTCACGCAAGTTGTTTGCAACGGCGTCACCGTCACGACGTCGGGTACCTGTCCGCCGAGCTTCGGCTTCCAGAATTGCTCGCTGGCTGCCTCTGTCGCGTCCAATCTGCTGACAGTGGCGTTAAAGGATAATGCCGGCAATGATCCGTCGGCATCATCCCCGTGCAATCTCTGGTTCAGGAATGTCACAGCCTCGACGGGTTCGTGGACACAAGTCACCGTCACGGCGGCGCTTTCAATCAGTACGAACGCGACCGGAGCGACCCTCGGAAGTGCGAACAGTACCGCTTTTAGATTCTGGGTTGAGGTGTTCAATAATGGCGGCACGCCTGTTCTGGCGCTGTTCAACGCTGTCAGCTATTCCAGTGGCGCCTCGGCAACTATTTTCCCGCTGAACGAAGGGGCTGTCGCCAGTTCTACTCCGATCAGCGGTTCGGCAACATCAGCCGGTGTGTTTTACACGCCAAACGGAACGACGGTCACGAGCAAGGCGTTTCTTATCCTCGGCTATGTTGAGTACAACGGCACCGGATTGACCACCGCCGGGACTTATGCGAGTGGGCCGAGTTTCATCCAGACACTCGGTCCCGGCATTCGCAAACCGGGAGAGATTGTTCAATCTGCATTTGCTGTCGGCACGGGTGCGATACAAACTGCAACCATCATCCCGACTTCAGCGGCTAATCCGATTCGTGCTTTTTCGACGTTGTCAGGGACTGCGACTGCAAATAATAATCTAAGCAACACTCTAAAACGCGCGTCCACTACGTTGTTAGCTTTCTCCGCTTTTGAAGGCACAAGCAACGCACAGCTTACCTTTTCAGTCGGCCCATATTTCGATCTCCCGAACACAACTAGTTCAACCGCATATACTGGCAATGCAGCTGCTGGCGCGGGCCTCAGCATAAGCGATCTCATTATCGAAGCGTGGGAAATACAGGGATAGAAAAGCGCCTTGGTGCTATTGGCCGCCGGCTGTTTCTGCGCTAGCGGTGGGAGCTGAGGCATTGAACGCGGGCGTATAGTAGATAGTCAGAAAGATCGCCACGCGGCCCGCAAAGCATGCGCCGTGCAGATCGATCAGGTCCCCGGCAAAAGCGATATCTTTGCCATTGGCATCTTTGATCGGCTTCGTAGGAGCGGCGGTGGCTGCACTTGGCCAGAGCTGCCCGTGGCCCGATGGCCAGATTGTTTTTGCGTGGGACTCTCCAGGCGCGAGCCATGTCATGCCATCCGGCACGATGGTACTGCCGACCATGAACCACGTATCCTGGGGGTCGACAAACCAGGATCGAAACCAGCCAGTCCAGGCATCTTTGGAGAACCAGGACTTGAACCACCAAGACCATGAATTGCCCGGTAGCTTGACCAGTTCATAGCCAACGATGCTGATCGGTGTCGGGAGCCATGGTCGCACGAAGAAGTCTGCAGGATTTGTACGACCGGTGATGGACCATCGATTCCACATGTCCAGGCCGTTGCAGGTCGCTTCAAACTTCCAGGTCGCCGAGCAAGTAAGTCTGTACCCGTCGGCAACCCTATAGCTGTGCCTTTCGCAGATCTGTGTCTGTTCGGCGCGCGCCGACACCAGAGACAAGATCACAATTAGGGTCGCTGCGAACGTCGTCTGAACAGGCAATCGCTTCATGGGGGTGAAGTCTACTCCCAAAAACCCGACCTGAAACAGCCCCCAATCCACAGGAAACTCCCATGACCGACGCCCCCCAGGCGGCGACGCCCGTTGCCGTGTCCAGATTTGCCGATGCGCTGAAGCGGTCGTGCCGATTTTTCATGGAGCAAACCGCATGACCGAATTCCTCGCCCTGGTCCCGTGGATCGTCGTGCTCGTCGTCTTCATCTGCCTGACCGGCCTGGCGTGGCGCTTGACCAATGTCATCGGCGAGCTGGCGCGGCTGCTCTCGCCGGCCGGCGTGCCTGCGCTCTCACCCGTGATCACCCTGCCTCGGAGTGCGGTCACCGAGGTGCATGCACCGGTCGCCGCAGCACCGGCGCCGGCCGCGCTGCCGAAGCCGCAAGCGGCGTCCGCCGGGACGCCGTCCTGGTACAGCGCGGCGATGGCCGAGATCGGCTTTCACGAGACCGGCAACAATCAGGGCATCGAGCGTTACATTGCATTGAGCCATTGCGGCGCGCCGGGCGATCCCTGGTGTGCGATCTTCGCCAACGCGATGCTCGAGCAGGCAGGCATCGCCGGCACGCGCTCGGCGGCTTCGCAGAGCTTCCGCGGCCATCCCGGCTTTGCGCTGCTCACGGGGCCGGCGCTCGGCGCCATTGTCGTGTTCTGGCGCGGATCAAAGGAGTCCGGCCTCGGTCATGTCGGGTTCTATGCCGGCGAGGACGCCGCGCACATCTGGACGCTGGGCGGCAACGAAAACGACGCGGTGCGGATCGAGGCGCTTCCGAAGGCTAGCGCGACGTTCGGGCTGGTCGGCTATTTCTGGCCGAAGTCGGTCGCGCTGCCCGTGATCGGGCCGCTGGCGGCGCCGTCGGGGCAGGTGGCAACGCCGGCCCTCCAGGCGCCGGCGGCGAACGCTAGCGTGGCGATGGGCACGCAGCACAACATCACCGCGACGATGTTCGGCGGCCAGCAGTCGGCCTATGGGGGCGCGATCGACGATCACAGCCCCGGCGTGGCGCTGCCATTTCATTTCATCGGCGATCGCCCGCGCGTCCGCGTCACCAGTTGCGCCAACGGCCTCTCGATCGACTGCGCCATCGTCGATGTCGGGCCCTGGAACATCAACGATCCCTATTGGATCACGGGCGCCCGGCCGCAGGCCGAGAGCGGCACCGATTCACGCGGGCGCCACAGCAACGGCGCCGGCATCGATCTCACCCTGGCCGCGGCCACGGCGATCAAGCTCGACGGCAAAGGGCGCGTCGAGTGGGAGTTCGTGCAGAGCCCTTTAGCCCCGGGTGCCACGCACCCGAATGTCACCTGAAGGATAGAGCAATGGATATCGCGGAAGCCGCCGGCGAGGCGGAAAAGGTTGTGGAAGACGTCATGAAGGTCGAGCCCACCGTGGCCTCGATCGCCAGCATGTTCGTGCCTGGCGCGGCGCCGATCGTGATGACGGTGCAGCCGATGATCGCGATGGCGGTGCCGTTCGTCGAGAAGGCGCTCAACGACATCGCCGCCGGTCACGGCGGCGATGCGCTCAGCTCGTTCGCCGAACTGATCGGCCATCTCAGCAAGGGCCTGCCGAACTCGTCCGCGCTGACCCCGACGCCGATCCTGTCGGCGCCGGTGCTCGGGTCGGCCGGCTCGGCGGAGTTCACGGATAGCAGGATGGGCGGGTAACCCGTCCTCCTTGGCGGCATCGCGCGAGCTCTCGCTCCTCTCCCCGTGTTGACGCGGGGGAGGAGCGGGGTGAGGGGCTTTTTTCATAATGGGGATTCTCTGATGGACTGGACAGGGCTTGGAGCGGTCGGGGGACTGTGCGTGGCCGGCATCACGGTCCTGTCGTTCTGGATGCGATTTTCCGAGCGCATCAGCAAGGCGGAGGCCGCCGCCGACGCCGCGACCAGGACGGCGGAGGCGGCGCGCGTCGCGGCCCATGAGGCCAATGAAAAGGTGGCGATCCAGTCCGCCGCGTTCGCGCTCTATCGCGAGCAGATCGCCCGCGAATACATCCACCGCGAGGTGATGCGCGAGGTCGAGGAGCGGCTGACAGCCGCGATCGACCGGCTCGGCGATCGGCTCGATCGCGCGCTCGAGCGCAGCGGTCATCAGCACAAGGACTAACTCACAGGCATATCATCATGAGCACTGAAAACCGCTGGCTCGCGCCTGCGCGCTTTGTCGTCGCCGCGCTGTCGCGGATCAAACCCTGCGTGCAGGTGATACTGAACATCGCGTCGATGGCAGCGGCTCTCCTCAGTATCTTCGCGGTGCTGTCGCTGGTGCTGGTACTGATGGACCGCGCCCATGCTCGCGATCTCGGGCAATGGGAGGCGGCCGATCCGGAAATCCGCCGTTGGTACGAAGCGCTGATGCAGCCGGACGTTCCGACCGCGAGCTGCTGCGGCGAGGCCGACGCCTATTGGGCGGACGAGATCCACGTCCGCGACGGCAAGACCTTCGCCACCATCACCGACGATCGCCCGGATGCGCCGCGCGGCCGGCCGCATATCGATGTCGGCACCGAGGTCGAGATCCCGACCAACAAGCTGAAATGGGACAGGTCGAACCCGACCGGTCATGGCGTCGTGTTCCTGAGCCGCAATGGCTACGTGTTTTGTTACGTGCAACCGGGCGGCGTGTGACCATGGATCTCCTGCTGATCGGCCTGCTGGTCGCCCTGGTCGCACTGGTCTATCTCGTCAAGGCTCCGGCGCCAGCCGGCGCGGCGCCAGGCTGCGCCGGCATCGCGCTCGGCCTGCTGATCGTGGCGTCCGCGATCCTGAGGCTGATGTTCTTCTGAAATCCGCGCCGGCGGTTTCCGGCATTTTGCCAAGAGAGAAGGAAAAGAGACCATGAGCAAGGTCCGTGCGAAGTTCTTTGTCGAGGACATCAAACATTCGGATATTCCCGGCACTGATCAGTACGCCAGCATCACGATGAAGCCGGTGTTCGGCACTTATGGAGATGGCGAGGTCAACAAGACCTGGTCGAAATATACGCCTTCCGGGCACCTGCAGATTACGATTACGAACCCGGACGCCATCGACGCTTTCGAGAAGGGCAAGGCGTATTACCTCGATTTCACGCCGGCCGATTGAGTCCAGACCCAACCGCCGCGTCGACCTCCAAGCGACCAGGTGGAAACCGCGATCGATCCGGAAACATCGTTCGCACCTTCAGCCCGTCATCCGAACCTGCCGCCGCTGGCAGGGCTCCGGGCGGCGGGCTTCTTTATTTCCCCGTCTGGCTTGGCGGGGGCCGGAGCGCGCCAACGCTCCGAAACCACGGGTCAGAGTTCATCCAGGCCCGTCCGACGACAAAGCGCTCAGCGTCAGCCCGCCGCCGTCATGTTACGGACCGATGGGTTGCCAATTCGTTGAGCCCCGAAAATGACTGACGACAGCTTTCGGGCGGTGATGCCCATTCGGCCCGCCGCGGCCTATATCGGCGGCAAGCGCCGGCTCGGCGAGCAGCTCGCGCGGCGCATCGAGGCAGTGCCGCATGAAACCTATGCCGAGCCCTTCGTCGGCATGGGCGGGGTTTTCTTCCGCCGGCGCTGGGCGCCGCGGCGGGAGGTGGTCAACGACGTCTCGCGCGACGTCGCGACGTTGTTCCGCATCCTGCAGCGGCATTATCCGCAGTTCATGGAGACGCTGAAATTCCAGATCGCCTCGCGCGCGGAGTTCGAACGCCTCGCGGCCTCCAATCCGGACACGCTGACGGATCTGGAGCGGGCAGGGCGCTTTCTCTATCTGCAGCGCCTGGCGTTCGGCGGCAAGGTCGCGGGGCGCAGCTTCGGCATCGACACCAACGGCCCCTCGCGCTTCGACGTCACCAAGCTCGGGCCGCTGCTGGATGAGATCCACGATCGCCTGGCCGGCGTCGTGATCGAATGCCTGCCATGGACGGATTTTCTCGCGCGCTACGATTCGCCGACGACGCTGTTCTATCTCGATCCGCCCTATTGGGGATCGGAGACCGACTACGGCGCCGGCGTCTTTACGCGCGCCGACTTCGTCCGCCTGGCCGTGCGCCTGGCCGCGATCGCCGGCCGGTTCATCCTGTCGGTCAACGACGTCCCGGAAACCCGCGACGCCTTCGCGCGCTTCGCGATCGAGAGCGTGGCCACGCGCTACACGGTCGCCGGCGGCAAATGGTCCGATGTCGCCGAGATCGTGGTGACTGGACCATCGGCCGAGCCGCTCGTGGCGGTGCGCGACCTGTTGTCGATCTAGCCGGCAGCTTCAGCCAAATCGAATGGTTTGCGGCTTGCTCGACGTCCGCAATGCCCAGATAGCGGACGAAATGGCCGTTGCGGCAAATTTTCTCAATGGCTGGTCCGACGAGCAGACTCTGCCCGAGCATATTGGAACACCTCGAAAAACTCTGGCTTGGAGAGAGTTCGAAGCTGCTTGATATTCTCGACTGGCAACGTGTTGACGATAAGGTTCTTCCACTCATCGTTGACGAGGTTGGGACGGTTGACCATAAGCCAGTGACAGAAGATGGCCTCCTCATCGGTTGAGGACTCGCCGCAAAGTTCGCGCGCCGCGATCGCGAACATGATAAAGTATTCAGATAAAACTGGCTTGAACTCGATCACTGAATCGCCGTCCCTGTCGGCGTGCTTGAAAAAGTTGGCCTCCTTTTTTATGTGCTTGTTCCAATTGCGGCGGTATTCGTCCTTGATCATAGCGCTATCAAAAAGTAGATCGCGCCTATTCGGGTCGCGTTTCTCACTAACTGAATGCAGGACCTCGTAAGCTGCAAATGCAAGTGTGTGGACGGCTACTGGGTCACCGTCGTCGAACCAGAGTGATATTGCGGTCTTAAGCTGTCTGCGAGCTGCCTCAAGCTTACTAATCCTGATGGTGTCATTAGACATGGCGAAGACATCCGACCCGACGAAAGACCCTGGGTTTCAAAAGCTGGTCCGCACCTTCTTGCAAACCCCGCCAAGGCCACACGAAGGTCCAGCGAAGAAGGCCACAAAACCGAAAGAGGCAAAGGCGAAATCTCGCGCTAAATGAGCGAATCCGGCCCACCTCTACCCAAGGATTAAGAGGGGCACGATTCAGTCAAGTATATAATTCCCGTCGCGAGGGGGCGACCCCCGCGCATAACCTCTCGATGGCCTGATCTGCAGCGGAGGTCCAGTACGTGTTGATTGAGGGGCCCTGGGGCGCTGTCGGCCAGTACCGATTGTTCCCATTCCGTTCTTGATCGTCAAGCGGAGGATCCGGCTGGGCCCCGAATTTGTCGGCGTAGCCGCGCCGCCCAGGATGAATATCTCAAAAGGTCTGTCGGAACCGGCGAGCCTCATTCGTCTTGACTACAAGCCGCCCCCGAACGGAGTTCTGCGTATCATGGCCCCCCGCGCCAACTGGAAAGGCTTCCTGCGTCTGTCCCTCGTGACCTGTCCGGTGGCGCTCTATCCAGCTACCTCCGAAAGCGAGAAGATCTCGTTCAACCAGTTGAATCGCCAGACCGGCCACCGCATCAAATATCTGAAGGTGGATGTGGATACCGGCGAAGAGGTGCCAAACGAGGACATCGTCAAGGGTTACAAGGTCGATACCGACACCTTCATCGAGCTGACGAAGGAGGAGCTCGAGAACCTGGCGCTGGAATCGACCAGAACCATCGAGATCGACGAGTTCGTCGATCGCAGCGAGATCGACCGGCGATATCTCATCCGGCCTTACTATCTGCGTCCCGACGGCAAGGTCGGGCACGACGCGTTCGCCGTCATCCGCGAAACCATCCGCGAGATGAACAAGGTCGCAATCGGACGCGTGGTGCTGACCAACCGCGAGCACATCATCGCGCTCGAACCGCTGGACAAGGGCCTGATGGGGATGCTGTTGCGCTATCCCTACGAAGTCCGCGCCGAGGACGAGTATTTCGACGAGATCCAAGACGTGAAAGTCACCAAGGATATGCTCGATCTGGCCAGGCACATCGTGAAGCAGAAGGAGGGCCGGTTCGAGCCCGCCAAGTTCGAGGACCAGTACGAGACCGCTTTGGTCGATCTCATCAACCGGAAGCGCGCCGGCAAGCCGATCACACCGAAGGAACGTCCCCGCGGCGAGAACGTGGTCGATCTGATGGACGC